AGCAATTTCTCCTTGACTCCGGCGGGCCCGGCGGCTTAAATATGCCGCCTTGCCGATTGTCGCGCCCAGGTAGCTCAGTCGGTAGAGCAGAGGACTGAAAATCCTCGTGTCGGTGGTTCGATTCCGCCCCTGGGCACCAACGAGATCCCGCCAAAGCCCTGCCGGTAAAACCGGCAGGGCTTTTTTCATGGCTGTCCGTGTAACGGGTCAGATGGTATGCGGTATCCGGGAACTGGTGGGATACGGTGGGGTTGGACGGGATAACACTGAGTAATCAATCAGTTACGTTTGGTTCAACCTCGTTTTAACGCGAATTGGCGGTTCGTTTGAACGTTCGCCGAATTTGGACGTGCGTCGCTTGGTTTGCGGCGCGTAGCAAAGGCTACTCATTGATCGTGATCTTGTCCGGCAATGGTATCAAGCAGTTTGCCGATCTTCTTTTCCGCCTCGTTGAGCCTATGCTCTGATGCCAAAAATGAAAGAATCTCCAGGGCAAAAGTGATGATGGCGGCTTTACGCCTGGGCGACAGTTTTAGAGACGGGCGTAGCGAAAGTTGGTTTTCTACGACTTCAACTGCTTTCTCTATCTCATCCAGAGAGAACATGCCTACGATGGCTTCCTCGAGCTGTTGGGCGTGTTCTCCGACGGAAAGATACTGAGGGTGCTCTCCGTTACCGGCAGGGGACATAGGCCCTTCTCCAGTGGCGAGCCACGCTGCCGACACTCCAGTGGCATCCGCGATGCGCAATATGTTGTCTAATCTTGGTGTTCCACCAGATAGCAAATTGCGCAACGTCCCTTCTGATATTCCAGCGCTGCTTGCTACAGAACGCAGAGACCTCTTGCCTATAGCAACTTTCAATCTCTCCATCAAACGTCCGATTCTTTCGTCTTGAATCGGACGTTGCGTCCCTTTCCCTGCTTTTTTGTCCGTTTTTCTGTATCCGACTGTTTTATCTTCATTTTTCATTGAATTTTACACCCAATTGCGCAGTCGGAAATCGGACGCGCATTATTCTATTGACAGTGCGCAATCTATTACGCTATGGTTGTGCCCATGAGGAAGATAGACAGCGCCACGAAGCAACTCTTCAAAGACCCCGCAAAACGGCGCGCGTGGGTCATCTATCAGCTCAGTCTGCAAGGCCGTTCGCTGGCATCGCTGGCACGTGACCATGGTTACGAGCGAACTGCGCCAAAAGCAGCGTTATCCCGTCCATGGCCGAAATGGGAGCGTTTCATCGCCGAGGCGGTGGGCGTGCCTGTCCACGTCCTGTTTCCGGAGCGCTATGCGCCAACAGGCGAGCGGCTCATCCGCATGGGGCGCCCCAAAAAGTCTATCCGCAAGAAACAGGATAACACCCGCGCGCAATCGCGCAATGTCGATGTGGGGGCGGCGGCATAGACATGAGCCGGCGAGACCCACTCACCCTTGACCTGTTCGAGGTGCCAAAGCCGGCGGCGCAGGCTCCTGCCTCGATGGATTACCGGGCCACGGTTGCCCACCTGGTGGCCGACATGCTGAAGGCCGCGGATGGCGACCGGTATGCCGTGGCGGCGCGAATGAGCCGGCTGACCGGAAAAGAGGTCACCAAGGCGATGCTGGACGCCTATACCAGCGAGGCGCGGGAGGCCTGGAACCTGCCGTTCTGGCTGGCGGCTGCGCTGGAAACGGCGTGCGAGTCGCACGCGCTCTCGAACTGGCTGGCGGAGGTGCGCGGCGGACGGTTGTACCTGGGCAAGGAGAACCTGGCCGCACAGCTCGGAAAGCTGATCCGTGCCAAGGAGGAGACCGAGGCGCAGATCCGGAAGCTCAAGAAGCTGATGGGAGGGATGGAATGAAAGAGTGGTTCCGCGCCTCCGAGCTGGCTGGACTGCCAGGGATGCCTGGTACCGAGCGCCGCGCACGATCAAAGGCACAACGCGAAGGATGGCGATGGAGGAAAGCGCACAAAGGAAAAGGCCGAGAATACCACATCTCCTCTCTACCCCCCAAGACCCGTGCCCATCTCCAGCGTGATATGGCCGTCCAGGCGGTGAGTGCCATGGTGGGCAGCGAGGCTCTGGAGCAGATCGTACGGGCTGCGCGGGCGGCCAGCGAGGAGCAGCGGCGCGTCAAGGAGGAGGGGCTGAAGCAGTTCGCTGCCATGCCGGACGGGCCGAAGAAGCAGCGGCTGCGCGCACGCCGCTGGCTGATCGAGGCGCTGTGGGAGTTCCGCCGCGCCCACGGTGGCACCAAATCCTCCAGCCGCCTGGCATTCTGCGACGCCATCAACGGGGGAGAGCTGGAGATCCCCGCCTGGGTGATGGAGTTCCTGCCACGCCGCCACGGCGTGCACCACCTCACCGAGCCCACCCTGGAGCGCTGGGAGCAGGCCTACCGGGCCCGCGGCATCATGGCCCTGGCGGACCGCTACGGCAACCGGACCGGGCAGGGCAAGATCGACCGCCATCCGGAACTGAAGCGGGTGGTCCTCGGGCTGCTGCTCCAGCACCCGCACATCACCGCCCGCAAGGTGGTGCAGTACCTGGCTGCCGAGCACCCGCAGCTGCCGCGCGTGAGCGCCAGCGCCATCACCCGCTTCGTCACCCGCTGGAAACGGGAGAACGCCCAGCTCTGGACCTACCTCACCAACCCGGACCAGTGGAAGAACGTCCACATGGTCGCCTACGGCAGCCACACCGACGACATCCAGCGCATCAATCAGCGCTGGGAGCTCGACTCCACCCCGGCCGACTGGATGCTCCAGGATGGCCGCCACTGCGTGATCGGCGTCATCGACCTCTACAGCCGCCGCCTCAAGTTCCGGGTGTCCAAGACCTCCAAGGCCGCCGCCGTCTGCCTGGCCTTCCGCGATGCCGTGCTCGACTGGGGCGTGCCCGAATCCGTACGCACCGACAACGGCCAGGACTACGTCTCCGAGCACTTCACCGGCGTGCTGCGGGACCTGCAGATCGTCCAGCAGCTCTGCATGCTCTTCGCCTCCGAGCAGAAGGGCACCATCGAGCGGGCCATTCGCACCATGAGCCACGGCATTCTCGACCTGCTGCCCGGGTTCATCGGCCACAACGTGGCTGAGCGCAAGGTGATCGAGGCGCGCAAGAGCTTTGCCGAGCGGGTGATGCAGCGCGGTGAAGTGGTGGAAGCCGAGATGACCGCAGAGGAGCTGCAGAAGCTGCTGGACGAGTGGTGCGAGCACGTCTACGCCAGGAATCCACACGAGGGCCTGGGCGGGCGCACCCCCTTCGAGATGGCCGCCGGCCATCCCGTGCGACGCATCAGCGACCCCCATGCCCTGGACCTGCTGCTCCTCGAGGTGGCCGGCACCCGCACCGTGGGCAAGAAGGGCATCCGCTTCGAGCACCACTACTACAGCGCGCCCGAACTGGTGGCCCACACCGGGCGGGAAGTGCGCCTGCGGCGCGACCCGGACGACATCGGCCGGCTCTACGTCTACAGCGAAGAGGGCTTCATCTGCATCGCCGAGTGCGACCAGCTGCTCGGGCTCTCTCCCGCCGAGAAGGCGGCCGCCGCCAAGGCGTTGCAGAAGCGCCTCATGGCCGAGCAGAAGGCCGAGCTCAAGGAGGCCATGCGCGCCATCCGGCGCAACCCGGCCCAGGCGATCCTGGAGCACCGCATCCGCGAGGCGGAGAACGTCACCGCCTTCCCGGCCCCCTCCGAGCCCTACAGCACCCCCGCCCTGGAGGCGGCCGCCGAGGCCCGCCAGGCCGCCGGCCACCAGGCGCCGCCCGACACCCAGGCCGAGGTGATCGACTACGCCGCCTTCCGCGACGAGTTCGAGCAGCACAACCGGGACGTGCTGGAGGAGACCGACCTGCGCAAGATCCACGCCCACTGGCTTCGGGTGGAGGCGCGCATCGAGGCCGGCGAATCGGTGAGCGAGGAAGAGCGGCTGGGGCTGGAGGGCTACAAGGCCAGCGGCCAGTACCAGTCGCAGCAGGAATTTTTCGAGGCCTTCGGCCTGACCGCCGAGGACTTCTGAAAAGAGAACGCCCGGCTGCAACCGGGCGAAATGCAAAGCAAAAAAGCAAAGCGAGGTTGAGTATGAGACACAGAACCCTTCCCGTCAAGAACGTCAACCGCCTCAAGGCGGCGGGCGACGCCCTCATCAGCCGCTCCCTCGGCATGCCCGGCCTGGGGATCGTCTGGGGCCCCACCGGCTACGGCAAGACCACCGCCGTGGCCTGGTTCGTCGCCCAGTGCCACGGCGTCTACGTGCGAGCGCTCAGGCTGTGGAGCCCCAAGGGCATGCTCAGCGCCATCGCCCGCGAGCTCGACATCGACGTGCGCAAGATGAACAACGGCGAGATGGTGGACGCCATCATCCGCCGCCTGGCCGAGACCGGCCGCCCCCTCTTCCTGGACGAGGCCGACTACATCATCGAGAGCCGCCGCCTCCTCGACACCCTGCGCGACATCCACGACATGTCCACCTGCCCGGTGATCCTCATCGGCATGCACGGCATCGAGAAGCGCATCAAGGGCAACGAGCAGTTCACCGGCCGCATCGCCCAGTGGGTCCCATTCCAGGGCATCGACCTGGAGGACGCCCGCCTGCTGGCCGACGGCCTGTGCGAGGTCCAGGTGGCCGACGACCTGCTCCAGGCCCTGCACGCCGCCGCCAGCCCCAAGAACGGCAGCGGCGCCGAGATCCGCCGCCTGGTGGTGGGCCTCTCGCACATCGAGGGACACGCCCGCCGCCGCGGCCTCCAGTCCATGGCCCTGGACGACTGGCCCAAGGGTGCCGACTTCTTCCTCGGCACGCCCGCCGCGCCCAACGCCCGGGGCGGCAAGGTCACCCCGCTGAAGAGGAACCGCTGATGGCACGGCGCACAGGAGCCCGCACCCGCACCTGGCACCGGCAGCGGCGCGCCCGCGACAAGGCCTGGGACGTCATCCGCGTGATGCGGCGGTTCACCCTGCCGGAACTGGTGGCCGCCGCCGAGATCGGCCCCGACAACGCCCGCAAGTACTGCGCGGGCCTGCGGGCCTCCGGCTACCTGCGGGTGGTGCAGCCCAAGGCCAACGGCCGCAAGGGCGGACACCTGGTGTACCAGCTCGTGCGCGACACCGGCCCACACGCCCCCAGGCTGCAGAGCGACGGCACCACCTACGACCCCAACCTGCACCGGGTCTACCCGGGGGGGATCCGCCAATGAGCAAAACGAGCGACTGGAAGCAGGCCCTCCGGGACGAGTGCCGGCGCACCTCACAGGCCCGGGCGGCCCAGCTCATCGGCTACTCCCCGGCGGTGGTCAACCAGGTGCTCAAGGGCACCTACAAGGGCGATTACCGGGCCGTGGAAGAGGCCGTACGGGGCGCCCTCATGGGGGCCACCGTGGACTGCCCGGTGATCGGCGAAATGCCGCGCAACCGCTGCATCGAGCACCAGCGGCGCGCCAGCGCCTTCGCCGCCACCAACCCCCTGCGCGTGCAGCTCTACAAGACCTGCCCGACCTGCGAACACAGCAAAGGAGCAAAGCAATGAACAAGAACCCGCACACCAACGGCAAGCTCGCCGCCATGCTCGACGACGTGCTCGCCTGCCTCAAGGACCTGGCCCGCCGCGGCTGCATCGTGCGCGAGATCCGCGTCAACGAGCGCGACTACAGCCCCCGCATCGAGATCGCCCCGCCGCCACGCAGGGCCAGGCTCAAGGGCGGGCTGCGCATGATGGACCGCACCGGCCGCCGCGGCGTGGACATCTGGGCCACCCGTCACCGGAACTGCCAGGTGGAATGGAGGGTGGTGCGATGAAGCTGGAAGAGTTCAACAGCATCGAAGAGTACGAGCGCGCCCGATACACCGGCACGCTGGCCGCCCGCATCCTGGGAAACGTGCGCGACTTCTATCCGGACCTGACCCAGGAGGCCCTGGAGCTGGTGATCTGCGAATACCTGTATACCGCCGCACGGGACGTGCGCGCAGGCGGCACCGCCCGGATCGAGTACATCGGCGACATCCGCCGCGCCCAGGACGGAACCCTGACCATCGACTTCGACCACTGGATCTCCGCGCCACTGAAGGAGGATGCCGCATGAACCAGATGATCATGACCCACATCGAGGCACTGGCCGGGCAATACGCCGACGCGCGGGACCAGCTCACCGCCCTGCTGCGCGTGATCGAAGCCAGGCAGCGCGAGATCATCGACCGGCACCTGGACCAGATCCGCGCCAGCATCCGCCAGGTGGCTGAAACCGAAGAGCGCTTGCGGCACGCCATCGAGGCCGCGCCGGAGCAGTTCGACAAGCCCCGCACCCGCATCTTCCACGGCATCAAGGTGGGCCTGCAGAAGGGCAAGGGCAAGGTCGAAATCGATGACGAGGCCAGGACCATCCGCTTCATCCGCGAGAAGCTCCCCGAGGAACAGGCCGAGCTGCTCATCAAGGTCACCGAGCGGGTGGACCGGCGCATGGTGGCCGATCTCACCGCCGCCGACCTCAAGCGCCTCGGCATCCGCGTGGTGGAGAGCGGCGACCAGGTGGTGATCCGGCCCGTGGACAGCCAGCTCGACAAGCTGGTCAAGGCCCTGCTCGCCGACGTCCGGCTGGAAGAGGAGGCGGCGGCATGACCTACCGCATCAAGGGAATCCGCCACCTGCGCCCGCGGGTGAGCACGGACGAGGCGCGCCGCCTGGCCGCCGAGAGCATCCGCGCCCGGGCCTGGAACCAGGTACAGCCGCTCATCCGCCAGGGCCGGATCCAGGCGGCCGTGGGCGAGATGCGCGCCGCCTGCCGGGAAGCCTGGAACCTGGAACAGCCAGCCAAGTAGCCACACGCGGCGCCCAGCCGGCGGTGGCGCCACCAGTAACACCGGCAGCCAGGGGCGCTTACCTCTCCGGGACCTCCGGGCGCTGACCTGGCCGTCTCCCCCACGATACGGGGGAGTTCACATGGAGGCAGACATGCAGCAACTCATCGACATGCTCTTTGCCGCGGCGGTGCTGGTCCTGGACTGGATCGTCCGCCACACCGTCGGCCACATGGAGGACCTGCCGGAGGAGTGACATGAGAGCCGCCAGCCTGAAGAACAGCGAGCGCCTGCAGCGCGTGGACCAGTACCTGGCCGACGGCCGGGAGCGCTCCACCATGGAGATCATCCGCGAATGCGGCGTCTGCGCCGTCAACTCCATCATCGCCGAGCTGCGCGCAAACGGACGCGACATCCGCTGCCGCAGGGAGGGCGGCACCTGGTACTACAAGCGGTGGGACGCATGACCGACCGCAAGAAACTCATCCAGCTCGTCCACATCGGCGCCGCCCGCCTCTTCCCGGGCGACGAGGGGGCCCGCCGCGCCTGGCAGAAGGACCGCACCGGCCACGCCTCCTGCGCCGACATGAGCCTTGCCAACCTGGAAAACCTCGTGGCCGAGCTGCGCCGCAAGGGCGCGCTCCAGCCGCCCCGCCGCCGCTACAGCCCGACCCGTCGCGGCCCGGTGCAGAGCAAGATCACCGCCATCTGGATCAACATGGCGCGGGACGGGCTCATCCGTGACGGCTCCGAGCGGGCCCTGGGCCGCTGGTGCCACCGCCAGACCGGCAAACACAGCATCGACTGGCTCACCGACCGGGAGGCCAAGGACCTCCTGGAGGCCCTCAAGCAGTGGCGCACCCGCCTGCGCCTGGAGGAGGCCCGATGAACGGCCTGGAACACCTCCTGGACGAGCTGCCCGCCCTGCTGCGCGACTGGGCCGGCCGCATCGGCTTCGAGGCCGCCATGGCCCTGGCCGAGCACTACGGCGGCGTGCAGCTCTACGTGCCCACGGTCGAGCACCTCACCCCGGACCACCCCATCGCCCGCACCATCGGCATGGAGGCCGCCGCGCATCTCGCCGAGCATGCCGGCGGGCAGAGATACCTCATCCCCATGGCGGTGAAGACCTTCGACCGCCTGCTCGACTGCGCCATCCTCGAAGACCTCGAATCCGGCCTGAGCGTGCGCGACGTGGCCCTCAAGCGGCGGGTGCACGAGCGGCGCGTCTACCGCATCAAGGCCAAGCGGGATGCCGACGCCATCCAGCCCGGCCTGTTCGACGAGACATGAACCGCACCTACTCCGAATGGAGCACCGTGCACTGCAAACGCTGCGGGGCCACTGGTCGGACCAAGGCTGGCTACGTTGCACAGCTGCCTGATGAGCACCGATGAGCCGCAAACGCTTCATACAGGCCGCTTCAATGACATTTCTGCCCCATTTGGAGTGGAACCTCGACCGCGCCATCCGCTATGCCGAGCGCCTGTGGGAGCGCCTGTCCGAATGTGGCTACGGCGAGGGAAGGCGCACCGGGCCCCGCCCCCTGGACGACCACTACCGTGCGCTCACCCCCCGCCAGCGCGAATGGTTCGACCGCTTCTGGTCCGCCTACAACCACAAGCAGGGCAAACAGGGCGCCGCCATGCGTTGGGGCCAGCTCGGCGAACTGGACGACGACACCTACCGGCAGATCGTCGAGGCCGCCGGCAAGGAGGCCCAGCGTCCGCTGCCACCCGGCCAGGTGCGCAAGATGGCCCAGGGGTGGCTCACCGAGCGGCGCTGGGAAGACCATGCCGGCCCGCGCAGGGAACCCGGGGACGAGCGCCAGGAAACCCTGCGCCGGCTCGCCGCGGAACTGGCCCATGCCCGGCGCATGGCCGAGCGGGGCGACGACTACTGGGCCGGCGAGGCCGAGCGGCTGGAGGACGAGATTCGCCAGCTGAGGAAGGCGACGTGATCCATCAGGGTTCCTTTTGTTCTTCGGCAGATGGTTCGTTCCCGGATGGTTGTGGTTCCGCCGGTGCGCTGTTGCGCTTTTCCCTGGCCCTTTTCTGCGCCCGTAAACCAGGGCTTATATGCGTGTAGGAATTTTCCTACACGTTGGCCGGTGGCTGACACCCGTCACCCTTATCCCCGACTTTCCCCCACCCTAAGCTGGCTCCCCATGAGCCAGCCCGTCCAGTCCACCGAAGCCTTCGGCCTCGCCCTCGAGTTCGTCCTCGACCACGAGGGCGGCTACGTCGCCGACCCCCGCGATCCCGGCGGCGAGACCCGCTTCGGCATCTCCCGCCGGGCCCATCCCGACGTGGACATCGCCGGGCTCACCCGCGAGGAGGCGGCGCTGATCTACTGGGAGCACTACTGGCAGCCCGCCGCCTGCGAGGCCCTGCCCACGCCCGTGGCCATCGCCCTGTTCGACGGGGTGGTGCAGCACGGGGTGGGGCTGGGCGTGCGCCTGCTGCAGGAGACCCTGCCCGTGCGGGTGGACGGCATCAACGGCCCCCGCACCCAGGCCGCCGCCCGTGCCGCGGACCCGCGCGAACTGGTGGCCCGGTACCTCACCCTGCGCATCCGCTTCTACTGCCGCCTCGCCAGGCGGGACGGGGAACTGTACCTGGGTGGCTGGACCCGCCGCATGCTCGACCTGCTCCACTACACGGTGACGCTCGATGCCTGATGTCGACCCGGTGCTGCAGGCCAAGATCGACCTGGCCCTCCACGCCGCACAGCTCGGCGCCGACGGCGACACCGTCGACCTGTGGGTGGACCTGGGATTCCGCACCAGCATCCGCCAGCGCTTCCGCCTGGCCGGGATCAACGCGCCCGAGATGCGTGGCAAGACCCACGCCGCGGGCGTCGAGGCGAAGAACCGGCTGCGCAGCCTCATCATCGCCGCCGTCGATGGCCTCACCGTGGCCTCCGAGAAGACCGGCAAATGGGGCCGCTGGCTGGGCACCCTGTACGACGCCGACGGCAACTCCATCAACCAGCGCCTGGTGGAGGAAGGTTTCGCTGAACCCTACATGAGGTGACACCATGAAAGCCATCCTGCTGATGCTCCTGCTGACCCTGCCCCTGGCTGCCTGCAACACCAGCGACGTGGCCGACGATGCCGCGGCGGCCAACGCCCTGCTGGAGTTCCGGGCCACCTACGCCGACCTCAAGCGCCAGCTCGAGGCCCGCGTCGACGAACTCCCCACCGAGACCGGCCTGGCGCTGCTCGACCTGGAGGAGGCGGCCGACCGCTACGTTGACCGCCTCTCCGTCGCCTGGCGTGACGGCGTCACCCTGGACGAGCTCGACGCCCTCTACCGCGAGGGCGCCGCTCTCTACCACCAGGGCGAGGCCCTCATCGCCCCGGTGCGCCAGCAGCTGCCGCCCGACACCCGTGCCGCCCTGGCGCGGTTCCGGGACCAGGCCCGGCGCATCGACGCCCTCTACCGCAAGCTGCGCCACGGTGACCCGGCCCGCCAGGAGATGATCCGCGCCGGCCTGGAGCTGGCCACCCTGGCCCTGCGCATCGGCCTGGCGGCCCTGTGATGAGGCGGACCCTGCGCCAACGGTGGCGGCAGACCGCCGATTCCGCCCGCCTGCTCGGGCGGCACATGCGGGCCGCCATGGACATGACCTCCGACGGCTGCACCGGCGTGCCCGACCTGGACTTCCGCGCCTGCTGCGAGAAGCACGACTTCGCCTACCGCAACGGCACCCTGAGCCGGGCCGAGGCGGATCGTGAGCTGCGCCGTTGCATCGCCGACCACGGCTACCTGCTGCTGCCGTGGATCTACTGGATCGGCGTGCGGCTGTTCGGCCGGCGCCACTACCGGGGGCGTCGGCGTGGTGGATGAGCTCGACCGCGCCAAGGTGCTGGAGATGCGCGAGCGCGAAGCCTCTCTCCGGCGCACCCTGGCGGCCGGGCGCGAGACCGAGGCGCCCCGGGTGATCGACGGCGTGCGTCACTGCCTGGACTGCGGCGAACCCATCGACAAGGAGCGGCTGGCGGCCAGGCCCGAATCGGTGCGCTGCATCGACTGCAAAGAACGAAAAGAGAAAAAGGAGCGGTTGTGGAAAACCTGATGTGGAAGGAGCTGCTGGTGCTGCTCATGGGTCTCACCGGCCTGCTGTTCGGTGCCTACAAGTGGGGCGTCGCCCGGTCCGACAAGCGGCTGTCCGAATGGCGGGATGCCCACGGTGAGCGTCTGGACCGGCACGACCAGCAGCTGGCCAAGATGGAAGAGCTCATCCACCTCACCCGCGACGAGCTGCACCAGAACTACCTGCGGGCCGAACGGATAGAACGCATGGAAAACGCCATCGACGGCAAGCTGGAGTCCGTGCACATTCGCCTGACCGCCATCGCCCGCGACCTGAACCGGGTCATCGGGCACATCGAGAGCCGGGAAAAACAACGGATCGCCGATGACTGACCATATCGACAAGCTCCGCCGGCTGCGCATCCTCCAGGCCATCGCCCGCAACGGCCTGGACGAACCCATGGCCGAGGGCACCATCCTGGCCTATGCCCGGGAGGACCCGGAGCTGTCCCCCACCAAGGGGCGTGTCCGCCGGGCGCTGACCTGGCTGGAGCAGGCCGGGCTGGTCACCGTGGACCGTTACCGCAGCGGGCTGTTCTCCCAGCTCTGGCTGGCCAGCCTCACCGCAGCCGGCAAGGAGTGGCTCGAATCCAGGCAGGTCTCCGACCCCCGCGACGGAATCTACCATCCCGCCGAGCTGCTATCGCTCGCCGGCCGTGACAACCGCCGCGGCCGGGTCTCCTCGGTGGACACCCTGCCGCCCGAGATCAAGAGCTGGCTGGACCAGCAGCTGGTCGAGCGCCGGTTCACCGGCTACCAGGATCTCGCCAGGGCCCTCGCCCGCCAGGGCTACCAGATCAGCAAGTCGGCCCTGGGCCGCTACGGCAAGCGGTTCAAGGAGGAGCAGAAACGCCTGCGCCAGTCCATCGAGATGGCCAAGGCCTTCGCCGAAGTGGTGGGAGACGACGGCGCCGCCATGAGCCAGACCCTCACCGCCCTGGCCCAGCAGGCGCTCATGGAGATCGTGCGCGACGGCCTCTACGACCGCGACATCAAGCTGCCCGCCCTGGTGCAGGCCATCGCCCAGCTCAACCGCTCCGACATCCACACCAAGCGGTTCCAGATCGAGCAGGACGCCCGTCGCCGGGCGCTGGAAGAGGCCAGCGCCAAGGTGGAGAAGCGCATGGCAAGCCAGGGCATGAGCGCCGAGGCCATCGAGGCCATCAAGCGCGACATCCTCGGGGTGGGGTGATGCCCGATTACCGCTGTCCCCGCGCCGAGTACGACCCCCAGGCGCTGCTGCTGCCCTACCAGCAGTGCTGGATCGGGGACCCAAGCCCCCTCAAGATCGCCGAGAAGAGCCGCCGCACCGGTCTCACCTGGGCCGAGGCCGCCGATGCCGTGCTCACCGCCTCGGCCGACAAGCGCGCCGGCGGCACCAACCACTACTACGTGGGCTCCAACAAGGAGATGGCGGCCGAGTTCATCGAGGCGGTGGCCATGTGGGCCCGCGCCTTCGACCGGGCCGCCAGCGAGATCGAGGAAGAGGTCCTCGAGGACCAGGACCGGGACATCCTCACCTTCAACGTCAAGTTCGCCTCCGGCTACAAGGTGCAGGCGCTCTCCAGCCGCCCCAGCAACCTCCGTGGCCGCCAGGGCAACGTCACCATCGACGAGGCCGCCTTCCACGACCACCTGGACGAAGTGCTCAAGGCCGCCCTGGCGCTCACCATGTGGGGCGCCAAGATCCGCCTCATCTCCACCCACAACGGCGTGGACAACCTCTTCAACGAGCTGATCCAGGACAGCCGCGCCGGGAAGAAGGACTACAGCGTCCACCGCGTCACCCTGGACGACGCCTGCGAGCAGGGGCTGTACAAGCGCATCTGCCAGATCCGCGGCATCCCCTGGAGCCGGCAGGCCGAGGAGGAATGGAAGGCCGGCCTGCTCAAGGCCACCGCCACCCGCGAGGACGCCCTGGAGGAGTACTACTGCGTGCCCAAGCAGGGCGGCGGGGCGTACCTCTCCCGCGGGCTCATCGAGTCGCGCATGGCGGACCTGCCCGTGCTCCGCTTCACCGGCAGCGACGAGTTCAACGCCTGGCCGGAAGAGGCCCGCCAGGCCGAGATGGAAAGCTGGTGTGAAGCGCACCTGAAGCCGGTTCTAACGGCCCTGGAGCCCGGTTTGCGCCACGTCTTCGGCGAGGATTTCGGCCGCAGCGGCGACCTCACCGTCATCGCGCCCATGGCCATCACCCAGCAACTGGGGTACGTCTTCCCGTTCATCGTCGAGCTGCGCAATGTTCCCTTCCGCCAGCAGGAGCAGGTGCTCTACTACATCGCCGACCGCCTGCCCCGGTTCTCGGCCGGCGCCCTGGACGCCCGCGGCAACGGCCAGTACCTGGCCGAGCAGGCCCGCTACCGCTACGGCCACCGCATCCACCAGGTGATGCTCTCCCAGGGCTGGTACCTGGAGAACATGCCGCGCCTCAAGGCCGCCTTCGAGGACGACCGCATCCGCCTGCCGCGGGACGCCGACCTCCTCGACGACCTGCGCGCCATCCAGGTGGTCAAAGGCGTCCCCCGCCTGCCCGAGGGCAAGACCGACAGGAACGCCACGCGCCACGGCGACGCCGCCATCGCCATCGTCATGGCCCTGTACGCCGCGCAGCACCTGGCCGCCCCCATCGAGTGGCAGGCGGCGCCCGACCTGGCCGAGCGCTGGGATCGTGGCCGCGATGACGACACCCACTTTCCCGCCTTCAAGGGAGGAGCCTGGTGATGATCAAGACCCTCTACGACTGGCTCGGCCGCGCCGTGCGCCGCAACCGGCTGGACCAGGAGCAGACCGCCCGTATCGCGGCCCTGCGCCACGACTTCGCCGACCATCCCAGCCGTGGACTCACCCCGGCGCGCCTGGCCCAGATCCTCGACGACGCCGAAGGGGGAGACCTCACGGCCCAGTGCGACCTGTTCGAGGACATGGAGGAGAAGGACCCCCACATCTTCACCGAGCTGGCCAAGCGCAAGCGGGTGCTGCTGGGGCTCGATTGGACCTTGGAGCCGCCCCGCGACGCCACCGCCGCCGAGCGCAAGGCGGCGGAGGCCGTGACCGAGTGGCTGGGCGACCTGGAGAACTTCGAGGACCTTCTCTTCGACCTGGCCGACGCCATCGGCAAGAGCTATTCCTGCGTGGAGCTCGCCTGGCGCCGCGAGGGTGTCCTGCTGCTGCCCACCCCCACTTGGCGTCCGCCGCGCTGGTTCCAGGCCCGCGGCGACGAGATCCTGCTGCGCACCGACGACGGCCGCGGCGAGGCCCTGTGGCCCTTCGGCTGGATCACCCACGTGCACAAGGCCAAGAGCGGCTACATCGCCCGAGGCGGCCTGCACCGGGTCCTGGCCTGGCCCTTCCTCTTCAAGAACTACTCGATTCGGGACCTGGCCGAGTTCCTGGAGATCTACGGCATCCCGGCCCGCATCGGCACCTATCCGGCCGGCGCCTCCGAGCAGGAAAAGGCCACCCTGCTGCAGGCGGTGATGAGCGTGGGCCACCACGCCGCCGGCATCATGCCCGAGGGGATGATGCTGGAGTTCAAGGAGGCCGCCCAGGGCGCCTCCGACCCCTTCCAGGCCATGATCGACTGGTGCGAGCGCAGCCAGTCCAAGGCCATCCTCGGCGGCACCCTCACCACCTCGGCCCAGAACACCGGCCTGGGCTCCAACCTGGGCGACGTGCACAACGAGGTGCGCCACGACCTCATGGTGAGCGACGCCCGCCAGATCGCCGGCACCCTCTCGCGTGACCTGGTCTGGCCCCTGGTGGCCCTCAACATTCCCGGCATCGAGCGCGGCCGCGCGCCCAGGTTCAAGTTTCACACCCGGGAACCGGAGGACCTCAAACTCTACGCCGATGCCCTGCCGAAGTTCGCCGGCATGGGGATGGCCATCCCCAGGGCCTGGGCGCATGAGCGGCTGCAGATCCCCATGGCCGAGGAGGGAGAGCCCGTGCTGTCGGCGGACTCCGCGCCCCCGGCGCAGGCGCCGGCCGCCACCGCCGCTGCCAGCGCAGGCCACGCCTGCTGCACCGCCACGGTGGAACCGGACGAGATCGACCGCCTGGGGGAACAGCTCCAACGGCAGACCCAGCCTGCCATCGACGCCATACTCGAACAGATCAAAGGGGAGCTGGCCGCCGCCTCCAGCCTGGAGGACTTCCAGGAGCGGCTGCTGCGCCGGTACGCCGGCATTGAGGCCATCGACCTGGCCGACACCCTGGCCCTGGCCTTCTCCGTGGCCGAGCTGGCCGGGCGGTTCGAAGTGGAGGGGGAGGGCCGATGAGCCTGGAAGCGGCCAATTTCCTGCTGGGGGCCTTCTATCTCCTGGGCGGCCTCACCCTCATCAACCTGGCCGACCCCGACGGCGTCCACGACGACCTCGTCACGGGCCTGAACCCCTCGTGGGCCCACCTGTGGCTGGCCCTGCTGCTCTGGCCGGTCACCCTTCTGGCCATGCTCTGGCGGCGTTGAAATGGCGGTTCAATACGGCACGAAGCCCTTTCAGGAGGCGCTGGAGTTCTTCCGGGGCAAGCTCAACCTGCCCACCGCCACCTGGACCGACCTCTGGGAGGGGATGCACGCCCGCGCCTTCGTCGTGGCCGGCGCCATGCGGGACGACCTGCTCACCGACCTGCGCCAGGCCGTGGACAAGGCCATCGCCCGGGGCACAACCCTGGCCGAGTTCCGCAAAGACTTCGACGCCATCGTGGGCCGCCACGGCTGGGGCTACAACGGCGGGCGCAACTGGCGCACCCGCGTCATCTACGAGACCAACCTGCGTACCGCCTACCAGGCCGGCCGCTACCGGCAGATGAAGGCCATCGCCCACCGCAGGCCATTCTGGCAGTACGTCCACAGCCCCTTCGTCCAGGACCCCCGCCCCGAGCACCTGGCCTGGAACGGCCTGATCCTCCGCCACGACGACCCCTGGTGGGACACCCACTATCCCCCCAACGGCTGGGGGTGCCGGTGCTCCGTGCGCACCCTGGCCGGGCGCGACCTGGAAAAGCTGGGCAGGACAGGGACGGACCAGGCGCCGCCCATCGAGTGGGAGGAGCGGGTCGTCGGCATCCGCGGCCCGAACCCCCGCGCGGTGAAGGTGCCCAGGGGCATCGACCCCGGGTGGGGATACAACGTGGGCAAAGCGGCCTGGGGGGAAGAACCGGCCCGCAGGCTGGTCACCGAGTGGGACGACGGAAAGAACTGGGAAATCATCACGCCGGGCGATTGGCAGAGCTCCGGTCGGCCGGAAAGACTGGCCGCGGTGCCGCTGCCCGTTCCCCTTGGGAAACGTGCCGCCAGCACGGAAGAGGCCGTGCGGATGATCCGGGGCATCATTGGCGGAGAGGTGGCTGACTACGAACTGGATCTCGGTGGATTCCGCTACCCCGTGCGCATCCATGCACGTGTTCTGGGGGAACACATTCCATTGGATCGCACGCCATTCCTGCCCGTCATTCCCCACCTGATCGCCGAGCCTCAAGAAGCCTGGCTGACCTTCCAGCGACACCGAAAAAGCGGTCGCATTGCCCTGCGCCTGCGCGTCATCCGCGTATTCAAGGACCGGAAAGGCAAGGGTTACCTGCTGGTGCTGGATGTTCAGAAGGGGCGCCTGCTGGGATGGAGCTTCATGCCCTATGAATTGCGCAAGCTCAGGAAGATCCGGCAGGGCGAGCTGCTCTATGCGGCGGATGAAGGGAACCCGTGACCGCCGTCCCGGCCCGGGAGCCCGGCGCCGGGTTCAGGGGGACGGCCCCCCGGCGCCTTCGGTACAGAACAGGATAGCACAATGGCCGGCACCCATATAAGGATAGAGCTCGATGACCGCCAGGTCCGCCAGGCGCTGGACCGTCTGCTGCGGGCCACCCGCGACCTCTCCGACCCCATGGCCGAGATCGCCGAGGTGCTCCTGGAGAACACCCAAAAGCGCTTCGAGCGGGGCCAGGCGCCCGACGGCACCCCCTGGGCGCCGCTCTCCCCCAAGTACCGGCGCAGCCGGCGCAAGCGCCGCTCCCGCGGAGCCGACGCCATCCTGGTGCTCGACGACCACCTGCGCGGCGAACTCCACGCCACCTCCGGCCGCGACTGGGCCGAGGTGGGCTCCAGCCGCATCTACGCCGCCACCCACCAGTTTGGCGATCCCCGGCGCAACATCCCGGCCCGGCCGTTCCTGGGCCTGGACGACCAGGACCTAGCCAACATCCACGAGATCCTCGCCGAATACCTCGAAAATGCAACGAGGCGCTGAGAGGCGTTCTGAGCGGTTTTGCGGCCGCAGGCGGTACCGTTGGCCTCGCGAAATTTTTTAAACGTTTTCGTGGCGATTTAAATGGCAATCCGGGGTGCATGTGGAGACGATGCGAGCCGATTCCAGGGGCCACGGGCGCACACTCGGTTGCGCGATAGAAATTATCTATTGTTAAGGTCGCGCTGCTGCAAAGTATATTGGCAGCACCAACGGCAATCAGACACCGCTGGAGGAACAGGATGTCCGAGACCACTCAAGGGGCCGATCCTGGACGGGACGACCTCACGGCGCTCATGTATCCCCTGTGGAGCGCATCATGCTGGTGGGATACAGCCATTTCGGTATCACCCAGCGTGCTTGGATTCTCTCTGGCAGGTTACGCAATCTGGCTTGCCCTTGGGGATGAGAGGTTCAGGAGTCTTATCAGTGAAACCGAAGAGGGCAAGCCGTCGCCGTTCATGCAGGTGAATGCTGCTTTTGTTCACTTCATGCTTTTGCAGGTGCTCTCGCTCATCGTGGCACTGTTGTTCAAGGCTTATTTCGATGGCGAAAGCCTGCAAGGGATTGTGGTGATACTGTCGTCAGCTGGATTTCTGATATTCGTGTATTCACTCCTGTGTGTGCTCGCCGCCACATTCGCCATCCTCAGGGTTTCTTCCTGGTATGAGAGGTTCGTGACGTCCTCACCACGTAATCCCAACCCATAACCCGGGCTGTCGCTGACACCCGTCACCCTTTGTTAGCGGCTGAGTAAAAC